CGTGATACAAAATAGTTTAAACTACCGTTTGCATCATAACTCGGTATAATAATTTTACCATGATAAGCGCCTCGATCGCAATAACCAATTCTGTATTTAAATACATCGTATAATGTTACTCCTCTCCGTAACAAATATGCAATTGCATTACGAAACTCCGGATCATGTTTGTTTAGCTTCCATAATGGTTTGAAGCCTTCCGGGAGTTGTAGAACAGCAGTGTTAGTCGTTGTTTTTGTAGGCTTATATTCTACATCATCGAGCAACTCAACCAATTTCGATATCTTATCTCTCTGAACACTTAACTTACGAAATAAGATTGGTAACTTCCTACCCGCTGCATTACACACCCAGCAATGCCAATGCTGATTTGACAAGTTAACTTCTAACTTCTTCTTATGGTGATTGCAGAATGGACAATGGAATGCTACATCATCACTAGACGTCTGTTTGCCTTTACCTAAGACCGATTCTAGTAATGTAACGATGGCGTAACGACTCATATATTATATATAATTAATATTAGCATTGACATACTAACGTAAATCAATGTTTCATTCAAATAAAATTCTCATGAAAATTAATATTCATTGAATATATTATCAAAAACTCATAAGGTCAAGTATTTAACCAACTTTCTGGTATCTCTTTTTCCGCCCAACGGATTCCATGCTTCTCACAAAAGTCTGCATACGTAGTTTTAGACCCTTTACGTATTTTATTTTTAGCTGACTGAAATACGATTCTTATATCTAACTCTGGATGTTGCTTACGCACTAACAAATGTTTTTTACGGTCTTCCAACGTCCAACGGCCCTTAGCTTCGATCAGAATGCCATTTGGTAAACGAAAGTCAATTGTATACTTATGATTAGTCGCTGGCTTAGTATAAGGTATCACTGTATCTTCATATCCGAATGAAACTTTAGCCTCATTTAATTGCTCAGATACTTTTAGTTCAAACCCGCTCCGATAACCCTTTTTTTGTGCATTGCGACGCACTTTGGATTTTGATCTCCATGCCATAACTCGTTCCTTTCTTATAAATATTAGTAGTCCCAGCGGATGATAAAATTCATATCAACATCGTCGCGCTTCTGTATAGGTTGCGCGAATTTACCAATTGCTAATAATTGATTCTGGTCATTATAAAGGCCAATCGTAGAAATATACGGTAATGCAGTGCCATTAGTAAACATAGTTTTACGTAATTCTCCCGGTGGTCTATTAGATTGGCCAGTCGCACATAACTCTGTCTCGCCGGCTGGTGGCCTGTATGTAGCAGACGGATTCATCGAAACATTTAATGAATCGGCCGGCACGCGTACCATTACTTCATTTTCGTAAATAGTATGTTGTCCTTTATATGTAGCAGTAAATGTACTATTAAAAAATCCGCCATTTGTTATATTGTACTTAGGCAAAGGCGATGATACAACGATCTGTCCGTTGCGATAAAATACATTTCCGGCTACATTAGTTTGATATAATTTAGCTGTAGTTGCACTCGAATCATCTGCTAACGTTGCTAATTGCGCGGCCGATGCACTTGTTTCATATAATCTAAACTCGGCTAATCGATGTCCATCCGCGGCATTAGTACTAGATAAATTAGTAGATCCGAATATTATATCTGCTTTATTAGTTGTAGTTCCCGGAGGCATGATAGCCGAATCAGCTAACGTACCATCAACGTACAATGAAACAGTTTGTGTCGCTCCGTTATTGATAACCGCAACATGATACCACCCCCCTTCAGTTATACCAGTCTTCCTCAAATCACGTTGAAATGTACCGTCAGAAATTCTAAAATGTAATATTGCAGTACTCGATTGATGTTGTATATAACAATCAAATGGCCTGCGATACTTGGCATATGTTGCAGCCGCAATATCTGATGGCGGCGTTATAATTTTATCGGCCGTAATTATTTTACTAGAAATTTTATCTAACTGTTGTTCCGGCGTTACCGCGAATTTTGAAAATAATACATGATTGCTGTCCGTATCATTTGGAATATATGTCCAAAACGATAATGTCCAGTCGTCGCATGCATTCATTCTATCAAACACATCGTTATGAGGAATTCTGATAGAACTAGTCCCGGGATGATCAAATAGCGCAGATAACCCAGAATTTACGCTAGCGACAGTGACACCATCAGTTATTGTTACATCCTTTAACACTGCATATGCATCGGCACGTCGTAATTCATATTTTAAACTACCATTAACTATGCCAGTACCTGACTGAGTTAAGCGATATGCTTCATTAAATGATATGTATAATTTTAAATCATCATCTAACATCATTGAAGATGTATTAATAGCTGCGTCACATAAATTGCCATAGCCGTCATCAGTTAATGTGATACTATTAGCAGTTACAGATACGCTATTAGGCTTTATACGTTCTCCTACTTCGACATATGGAGCTGTTAAAACAGATGCTGACGTAAATAAACTTTTTCGTGTTACTCTACGATTGTATAACTCATCGCAGCGTGCAGGGTCATATGGATGTCTATAATGTTTATGATCGATTTGTTTCCAAACAACTTGCTGATTCCTATTATCAATTGAATTAGATGCATACAAATTATCCGGATCACCTAAATGCGGCGGCGTATTTTGGTATATAGCATTATACGCAAAATATCCAGAAGCACTAGCTTGTGCAGGTGTTACATTATTTAACGTATAATTTTTATACGCTTTAAACGGACGAAATTGTACATCATTCGGCCGAATCGATCTAAAAACGGAAGGTATCGTCGGCATGCCGTCCTAATATTAAAAGTCTAACTTAACTTTAATTAACGCTTCTCTAGTAAACGATTTTAACAATGGTTGAGATAACTTAGCAACTGCTAATAATTCTTTACGGTCATTATACAAACCTACAGTAGTAATATATACTTGCGGATCTTGTATAAATGTATTAAATGCTAACTGACCTAATGACCCTGTAACGAATGAGGGGTTATTTGAATAGTTATACTCAGCATTTTTTAATCTGCAGAAGAAATAAGAAGACTTAACTTGTTCTGATGAACGAGCTTGGATTTGACCGTTAGTCCCTCTTAATGAAGAAATTAATCGCAAATGATTATAAGCTTGCACCGCGTCGGTATCAGTTTGGAAATTCGGTTTATCTCCGCCCGTGTTGGCATCTAACGCATCGCCATTAAAAATAGCAATACCATGTTGCGGATATAACAACCCGTAATATGTCCAACTGTTAGTTCCACTTCCTCCGGTATATATATCAGTGTTTGGAGAAATAGATCCAGATACTAAATTATATACTAATCCGCCTTCGCCAATTGAATTAGGAGCTACAGATGAATCATCAATAATTTTTATTGTTGCGCCAGTGGCGGCAACTGTGTTTGCACTCGGAGTACCTCTAAATGTAAATTCGATATTTCCTGGGTCAATTTTCTCTCTAATTCTAGCTCTATTAAAGTTGATAATGTAGATAGAATCTGAATCAGTACCGTCAAATGTAAACTTTTTATCATTCGGCGGCAATAATAATTGTGCATATTGCTTGTAAATAGCACGAGATGGTGTATCGTCATTTAAATTGCCCGTAGTATCGAGAGATCCAGATCCTAGGTAATGTCCATATGCTATAGAAAATTGTTCAACAGCTGAAGTATCAGATGTCGGATTTGCATTATAAACATCATAGAAATATGTTTGTTGTGCTGCAGATAATGAACCAGTAAACATTTCCGTAGCGCCGACTAAAGTACCATCATTACCAGAAAACAATCCGCGCGTCACCGTTTCGACATTGTTTCTAATAATATCATCGGCTTCTTCAAATTCTTGATACACTTTACCAAATTGAGCTCTACGTCTCGCTGCTTCGCGTTGACGTAAAATATCGTCGGCTAATTGCCTAGCTAACGCTTCTAATTGTCCTTGAGCAGCACGTGCGCCCGGGCGGAATCTACTACTTACTAACTTTCCTTGAGCGTCTCTTGTTTGTCCTGCTCTATATGATGATGCGGCCATTATTTATTCCTTATCTTTGAGCTGCTGGCGCGCCGATTGTTGTTGCCAATTCTTGCTTCTTAACGGTTAATGTAATAGAAGCACGGCCGCCAGTCTCATTTCCTATAATTAATATCGTTGCAGTTTTATCGGCAGCTAATTGCGGCTTAGCTGCAATTTCAAATTCTAATCCAGATACTGTTACAGATTGAGCTGCTTCGCCATCTCCAATAAATTGTGCAACCGTTGCTGCTTTATTAGGTGATGATCTAGTTACTCTAATTTCAGCCACATCAGAATCAGAAAGTATTGCAGTATATCCAAATCTTGTATTGCCGTTAGTAAAGTTGACAGTCGATGGAGAAATAATAGTAGTTTCATTCGACTCTAACGAAATATTTGTTGACCCGACTCTTACGACAGGAATACGTGCCGTACCTTTAGGCAACGTAACAAGCTTATATTTCATCATTTGAGTTTCGTCAGGCAACGCTTCGACAATAGGCATATTTTCAATTGCCGCGCCGTAGTATGCAGTACCTAACGGATGTTCAGTGTTGTATAAATCATAATCGATCTCATCATCTGCTAAAGCAAACTGAGTGATTTTGAATTCATCTCTACCTCTTGCTAACAATTCTCTACCTTTCTTAGTTAGAATCGCATCTACCGTAATTGTACTATTATTTAAGTATCCCATAGTTTATTCCATCTTTTTTATAAATATCAGAATGAATCAATTATCTTACGTTTATATTACCAGGCGGCACAATTAATTTAGATCCACCTTGAATCGGTTCAGGAGTTACTGTATACACTAACTGATTTGCATTTGCTTCATATACTTCAATTACTGCTTTGTTGTTTAAAGCGGCAATTGTAGAGCCTATATTAACGCCCGGGCAAGAAATTTTAGTTCCTTCAAAGAATGGATTTTCATGACTAGCAAAAAAGTCGTCCATATAACCGGCCGGCACCAAACTTTGAGAATAATAATCGTTACGTGATTGGCTTACCCAATGATCGTTATTACGTAGCTTTTTATCCGATATCGTAGCACTACCGCTATAATGATTTACTACTCGATTGAATATTCTACTTGGCCTATAATCATCTATCACTCTACCTAAATATTCGTGATTAACGCGCTTAATTCTATGATGTAATTCGATATATCTAATATTTACAGACGCCCCGGGGCCAGTATCAGATGTATAATTAGCTTTAAGACGAATCGGTTTATCGACAATAGGAAATACTATATTCTTGAATGAGACTGGATAATTTATGCCCGGGTCAAAACCAAGACTTAACGTTGTAGGATGTTGTACTTGAGCAAATGTACGATAACGTTCGCCGTCATAATATTGCAATTCAAATCCTACGCGGATAGCATCGATGCCAGTTGCAGCATGTTTAATATAGATGTTAATATCACGTACTGTTTCAAACTGCGTCAGTGCATCATGAAATTCAAATGTTACTGATTTAGGGCTATTTCCGGTGACGACTACATAATCTGCAATAGTGTTATCATTAAATATATCACCGGAATTGCCGCTGCCGGCGAATGGCCCATCATATTTTGCCAATGATGCCGTATATCCAGGTAACTGATCTAATGGATAGATTACTTTGTTATCATACCTAGACTGTATTACAGATTCGCTCGGCTCCGTTAACGCTAAAATATTTGCAAAATAGTTACCAGGAAACTCTGTATATCCATTAGATCCTGATACCGTATGATATAACGATTCGGCCGTTATTACATTATCAAGTGCAGTAATTGTACCTTCATAATGATCTAACGATCCAGTAACTGTCTTAATAGGCTCTGCTACAATACCTTCGAACTGCGGATTTGTTACAGATGGCTTCTTAGTAAGAACTTCTTTTGCGCGTTCTAACGCATGAGGTTCGACTAACACGCCCATAGCCTCATCAACTCGTTCTGGGAGTAACTGACGTATTTGATTGAACAATGCAAAATCGAATTGGCTAAAGATTCTTATAAATGCATTTACATCGTTCTTGTTAGCAAACTTTTTCCAATACTCTCTACTAAAATGATATAAGTCTGGATATGTGAATTCATATTCATCATCCGGATCGCCGACATAGTCATCTAATTCTATATCGCCGATTTGATTGAAAATATCTTTATTGATTTGATCAGCTTGCGAATAAAACAATCCTAACTTGTTTGAGTCAATAGGAGCAAAATCAAAGCTCGAACGTTCGGCCGTATTTGTAGGAGATAGTCGTCTTATAAGGTAATTATCTTCCAAACGTATCTTTTGCGATCTAGGTAAGTTAGCACCTAACGAAACACCTTGAATATAATATGTTTCTTCAACAGGTTCAAAATTACCACGCTCTGCATTCTCCGGAGTACTAAATCCGTATGCGGCAGCTTCGCCGCCAATTAAAGTAGCACTGCCAGAAGCAGGGTGCTTACTCATAACTTTAGTACCGTTTGTCGAATAATCGATAGCGTCCAAGTCAGTACCTAACGGTAAATGTCTATGTAATTTATCGTACGAAGCAGTCGGATCGGATGATGCAACATATGATGTAGGATTTAACGTATGAAAATTAAATGTATCATCTGATATTGTTTCTGTCCATTCTCTATATTCTTGCACAGACCCGCTAAACGTCGTAACATTGGTATCAGATAATGCATTAATTTGAGCATCGACAGCGGTATCAAGTCTACCACCGATGTATATTTTAGCGCTCGAACCGCCATTAATAGCCTCTTCGACAGCGCCAGTCGAACCTGAATGAATTACTTTACCTGTAATATAATCAGATGCCTTTTGTACTTTTACAATGTTATTATTGCTAGCATCGGTAGTCCATCTTAAGTTCCAAAACTCGCCATCGAATAACGGCAAGAAATCTGTAGTAGAACTATCTGCGCCGTCTGCAATTGCTATACGACCCCATGAATCGCTTCCAGAATAAGATCCAGTATATAAAACAGCAACATGGAAATCAGTAGTACCGCCTCCATAATATGACAGTAACGTCATATCATCTTTAATAGCTGGCTTAAATCTAATTTCGCGAGTACGTATAGTATCTGTTTCAGCCGGAACGCGTATATTAGCACTATCATTAATTTCGAGCGCATAATTAAATCTATCTTCAATTATCGCAGGAACATCGCCAGATACTTTTGGGCCGCCATATTCTCTAACAGAAAGCAATGTCTGCGGAATGCCATATGCATTCATTAATGCCTTAACGGATCTTCCAGTTCCTCTAGTTTTAAGGATATATGGTAAGTTGTTAACAATTCTACGCCATACTTCCGTTGTAATTTCTTCATCAGACTTAGAAAATATCGATCCGGTAGATTGATATGCGCCAGATCCGGAATCAACACCTAACGCATATTTCCAGAGCGAACTAGCTTGTTTACCATTAGCTAATTTCCAGCCTAACGACTCAGCTACATTATACAATACTTCTTTACTATGACCAAGCTTAGGATGTTCTTGCGGCTTATACGTTTTAGTCAATGCTTCGATATACGTATACAGTATATCAAAGTGGTGCCCTATCATATTAACAAACAATTCGTATTGATCGTTATTTACATCGCGTCTAATATGTTCCGGAATAGTTTTTACTAATGCAGAATCATTTTCGTTATCATATAATGATGCCGATGCATATACGCCGTCATACCATGATGTACCTAAATCTGATGTAGTTGTATGCAATACATATTTTCCATCTGATAAATATTTTGGCCATGGCTTAATTTGATATGCCTGTGCACCTATAAAGCCGCCTTCTGCCCTATAATCAGTGTATGTATTAGCATGATGTGTAAATAAACTTGAAGTAGAATCATTATACAACCAACGTTCGAATCCGTCAAATCCGCCGATCACTGCATCGCGTCGTTTTTTAGCAGTAGCTATGTTACCTTGAAGCGCGCCACTATCAGTATTACTACCAACTTCAATTGTAGCAATACGATTATTATAATATTCGATCAATTCTAACTTATACTTAAAATTGTCGATACGTTCGGCTGCCGATGAATAAAAGACAAAATTTTGAAACCCAGAATAATCAACACCTAGCTTAACGCCGGCCAATGAACCAGAAAATACGTGATCAACGATTTGCTGCGACGTGGTTAAATTTGCATCTAATAACTGATTCCAAGATTTAAAATCTGTTTCTGTAATAGTCGTATACGCATCATCAATTTCGAAGTTCGGTCCACGTAATTGCTGAACTTCTGGTTCCGGAATTGCTACTGATAAATCAACATTATCAATAAAAGAATCTGATAGCTGTTCTACAATCCATGATGGTGAATTAACTTCTATATCTTCTGGAACTGGCTGATATAAACGTATTGCTATCTGAGGATCTTCTCTCCAACGTTTGAAGTTAATTATTTTGTAAATTCTATTGTTGCCAAAGTTCAATGCTAAGTCTAACTCAAACGGATCATCAAACGTATTGAGAAACTCAGAAATGAGATCGTCAGTGACATTAGGAGCTAGTGTTACAAGCACTTCACGCCTATCGGGCGAAAATTCTTTTGCTAATAAAATTGGATTTTCATAATCACCTATTACAGGTTGATGTATGTTTACTACGACCTCAAACGGACCGCGGTCTATACCTAAATCAGCAATTGCCGCGGCATAGTTAATGTATAATTTGTTGTCACGCAGGGATACTTTATCAGTCACGCCGCCAGCAATATATAATCCAGTCTGTGGCGTATAGATGTATAATTCTGTTTCTAGTTGTTCAATGTCTGTTAACGCGACGTTTAGGTTATCCAAACCCAATGCATCATACTCACCCTTTCGCCACTCTACGCCACGAACTAAGCCATCAGTGTTTAATATTTCTTCTTGGTTTGTAAATCTATCTAACGGCATTATTCAACTCCATCTGGCAGATAATTGGTAAAGTTTTTACCAGGTATATATGCATTAATAATGTTCTTCGCTTCTTCTGACCACTTAATAGCATATTTTTGATTATTGTTATATACGGATTGCCTAACACTTTGTACAAAATTATAGCATTCGTTTATATACTGTCTTCTAACCGTGTTGACGCCTTGTTTAATCGAGCTAGCTTCATTTAAAATATCCTCTACATTAGCCAACTCATCTAACAAATCAGATATTGTAGAATATACATTATCGACTTCAGTTGCATCTGTAGAATCTGTTAATACAGTATCGACCTCTAACAACACTTGATTGAGTTCATTAAGATTTGATCGAGCAGTACCTAAATCATCCGATACATCGTCGGCCCGGGCGTATAGATCATCGTATGTAAATGCTAAATCAATTCCTTCATATACATCTTGTTGTACGGCATTTGGTATTTGTTTACCGCCGCCATATTCACGTACATTTGTATTACTATTCAAGTAATACCGCTGTCCTAATGCATCTGATATTTCTTCTACACGATTACGCTTACTATCGCTCATTGTATTTTTGACGCCGGCTTTTGCTACAAGATCGATAAACAAATTTTTCTGAGATTTAAGTTTTATTTTGCCGTTATTACGCTTTTTTAGCCAAACATATTTGTCGACAGAATCTAAAATTTGATATATATCGGCATCGACGCCTAACTCACGCTGAACGTACGCACTATCCACATCGTCGCCCAACAATAACAATTGATTCATTTCGGCGATTCTAGGCCCGATATTTGTGGTCAATTCTAGCAATGCTTCTTTAATTTCATTTAATCGAGCTTGCGCCTGAGCCTGTTCCTGTAACTCTAAAACTTTTGCCTGATTATAGTATTTTATACTTCCAGCTGGTTCATATGGTTTTAAATATTCTATATCGAATGGATTTGCAAAATTGTCAATATATTCTTCATACTCTAATTTATCTAGAGCATCGAACTCAGCAATATGTGGAAAATCATTCCATACAGGAATATTTTCTGCATCTTCAACGATTTCTTGCAATACAGTTACGCCGCCGGCTGCAATTAATTGGTTTATAGCGCCATCTTCTTCAATAAATTGGTCAATTAATATCTCGCGATTTTCCGGGCTATAAATACGCTTCCCAGAAATATCTAAATCATTTACGTATGCATATACCGATACCGTGTTTAAGTCAGTGACTTGTTTCCAATATCCTGATATCATCATACGAAGATTTCTAGACAAATCATCGAATCTAGTATTTAATGTAAATGCACTAGTAATATCCGGATTAAAGTCGTCGGCAGTCGGCCATTCGGCAATAATCATCTTACCTTCGAACTTTTCACGTAATTTTTCTTTATACGTCTGCCCCTGGAACACACGATCATAATAACGATCTTCCGGATCTTCATTGATATAAATTTCCTCCAACGCAGCTCGTTCGTCTTTACTAAGTCCAGCCATATTCGGCGGCTTTAAGTAATCGCCCGGGTCTCGCTTAAATACTCCCCCGGGGACATATCCACTTTCAAAACGTATACGCTCTGACCACTGGAACGTACGATCATCCATTTGCCTGAATCTAAATTCTTCTACGGGGTCCGCTAGCTCGTCAGCAGTAATATCGCCGGCAAAATTGCCATCTAACTCCATATCGAATTGCAATACATCTTCCGGAGTAGCAATTTTAATATTAGAATATGTTAAGCCGCGCTCTACTAACATAACTTCCAACGTCTTGTAATTAGGTATTGGCCTGGCAATGCTATTTTGTATGTAATAAACACAGAACGTGTCGCTAATTATTTGTGATAATGGGCCTTCGCGTTCGCCGATTGTAGCCGGGCCACGTCGAATATACAAATCATGAAAGTCCTCCGGATTTAACGGTGATAATGGCTTCATAAAAAACTCGCCAGTTACTGGAATCACTGCTACCGGAACATCTGGATCTAAAAAGTATTCATATTCTTCGTCAATAATTTCGTCAAGTTCGTCATCATCAACAGTCGGTACTGCTTTAACTGCGGTTAATTCGACATACTCCTCTCGACTGTTACTCATACGCATAATACCGTCAGAACTTCTAGTAGCTTTTGCTATAGGCTTTGGCGCATTTACTAATTCCGCAGTCTCGAGATTAGCGTCATGTTCAAGCTGTCCTCGCTGTATTAAATAGTCATCCGGAAATTCGCTACGTAAAATATTAAGCAAGATTTCGTTTTTATCAACATCTTGCGATTCTTTATCCGTCGGCCGTTGTAAATATCTATTATCTCTTGCCATTATCTAACTACTTTAAAATAAGATCCTAAATCATGAACTTGTACGTCATCTCCGCCATCTCGTTCTACTTTTAAAACTATTTTATAATGGCGTTCTGGCATAAAAGTATTTAGCCTAAGCTTAAAATAACTACCATTGCGATCACATGAAATTTTAGTCGCTTTAGTGTCAAACGGAATAATAGTTTCTTCAGTAACAGCATCTTTAATTGAATAATATGATGATGTCGGAAGTCTATTTTCTGCTAAATAAAATGAAGATGTTTGATATGTTTTAGAAGGAAACTCTGGCCGGACGCCGATTTTAAATTTTGCACGTTCGTCTTCTCTATATTCAGGCTTAATATTTTTAAAGTACGGTACAAATACGTCAGATGTAATTTCAGCAATTGAGCCGGTACCGGAATGGTCTACATCATCCCATGCTACCTCGAGGCGCGGCACGTATATAGTATTAGTATCTTCGGAAAAGAACTGTATCTTACCGAATATATCAGTACTTGTTTCGTCTACTCGCGATCGTTTAAGAATAAATCCGTAGTTATCAATATCGCCGCTTACCCACTTTGCTACGATATCAGTTACGTTCATACGTATATCAGGCGTTTCACTTGAAAATGACTGACTACATTCATAGCCAGATCCTGTAATCCACGTACCACCGCCCACTGTATTTGTAGCCGAATAATCATTAGCACTATGTGCACTCGCAGTTTCCCATTGAATTCCTACATCATATGACGCTGGATGATTCCATGAGGCGCCGTCTGTTGCACCCGGGTAATCTGCATACGTCCCTCGACCCGTGTCCCAAGATTCTGATACCGGAAATGCATATAACGTATAATCATAAGGCAAATCCTCGGCTGCGACAGCGCGCATATTTAAATACACTGATGCAGAATTAGATGCATTTCCGATAGGCGGAATTTGACCGTTATTGACAGCATTTGTTAAGGCTGTAATCTGTGCGCCGAAGTCTATCAAAATTCTAGTATTATATGTATTAGAACTTATAGGCTCATCGGGCGCCAGCCGTGTTCCGGCAGCATGCTTTGTTAACTCTATTATTTGATCACGCCCCGTATTTAAGTTCGGATAACGTTCGTATAATGTAGTATCTCGTTCTGCAAAATATAATTGATACATGGCTTACTCTTATGGTTTTACGACCCGTCCTTTAATATCTTGGTTGGGGTATTTAATTTCAAAAATGCAAGGATCTAGACTTGGATATAAAGTCCCATTCTTAGTAGCCGATCGTATATCATAAACATTTCCAGAATATCCAGCATTAGTATCATATAAATTTGTAAATTCTAAACTTGGGATACTTTGTACGCCATCTAACCTATCTAACTGAGAAATTAAATTTGAGATGTTTAGTGGTCCATTGATTTGCATACGATCGTTAGATAATATACGTTTCAACTCGTTAATACAGCGTAATACTACTTCCGAACTATTTTCTGACGGCTTAGGTATTACTTCAAATTCGACTCCTAAATTTACGATATATGCCGTTTTAATATTAATAGCATCTGTCAGCATACGATAATTAGATAAGTACGTTCTTAAATTTTCTCGGATTGCCGGGTTCGGAGTTGTAAAGTTTCCATTTACATCCAATGATAATGTATATAAATTTAACGCCATTGGATTAGAAATAGTATCGCGTGGATAATCTTTATCTGCAGTATCTTTTTGTGTATCGCCGATAATATATGCCTTTGCAATAGACCCGTACTTAGCCGGCATTGCATAACACCGTGCAATATAATCTTCTCGTGTAATTGCTCTGTTTTGCGCAGCAAACGCGGCCATCGCGTCTTGACGGATCGAATCTACGTTATTAAAAGTTTTTCCGCCGGTAGCAGCTACGGGATTATTAACAGCTACGCTACTCCGTACAAAGTCTAAATTTACGCCATATATTTCTTGATCAGTATTGTATTGTACGTCTAAAGTATTTACAATCGTATTAGCAGCAACATTTTCATTAATATCGCCGCCTATAGTATACTGTACTGTCAATGTTTCATTGTTTGGTGCAATGCCATACGTGCTAGTATGTAAAAAGTTTGTAGGATCAACATTATCTAATGTTGTACGATTTAGGTATTCTAATCCCATTCCGACGTTTTTTGGATTTGGGATTAACTCTTCATCAGCATCCGAACTTACTCCTGCGCCAAATTGAAGTTCTACACGCATATCATCTCTAACACGCTTAACAAATCTACGAGCAGTCCTACGTAACTTTAAAATATATGGCACTGTAGACTGATACACTGACAATGTAGGGTCATTAAATGGAATATTTGCAATGTCTTCGAAAATCGTATCTTGTGCTAAGTAGTCAACTTCGTACCACTTATTGCCGGTGTCGCTAGTAACGCTAATAATATCTAGTATATTAGTATCTGGCAATACAATTTTATCATATGGCTTAGGATCTGTAAAATTAAACGTCAACGTTTTAACTTCGCCGGCGACTGCTTTAACAGTTTTCTTATACAGGTAATAAGTTACGTTATTCGCGCCATCGACTTCATAAACAGAAACTTCTAAAGGACTAGTTGCAGTGTCTTGAGTAAAATCTACTTGTTCTAGCGTCCGGAACGAAGTTCCTGTCTCAGCCTGTGCGCGCATGCCCGATCTTATAGATAATGCATATCTCGTATCAGGTGCAGCATTATCGCCAGTACCGATAGCTGGCACTAATTGAAATACATCTAAATCTACTACTGCCGGCGTATTTAATGTTGGCTTATAACCAAACATTTGAGCTAACTGTAATACATTCGCTTGCTCGGTTGCACTATTTAGTAACGACTCACGAAATGAACTATCAGTATAGTACGACAATACATCGCCTACGTACGATGCCATTTCAATAAACATCATACCTGGGGATGATTCATTAAAATCTTGGTATGAATCAGGGTAATATTGTTTTGCAAAGTTAATTAAATTTTGTCTAAACTGTGCAAAATCTTTGTTTAGGTATTTTACATCTTTTTTAACTAAGTCCATTATAATGCTCCTGCAGTTGCTTCAGATGTAACTAAATTATTTTCATCCGCTAATACATTAATAACGAGATTTGCCCCTGTCTCGCTTACCTGAAATACTATACGTAAATTAATATCATGCTCATTGCGTATTGCATCAATACGGTTGAGAACGATATATGGCAACCAAAGCTCGATATCTTCAGTTAATGAATTTTTTAAGTCATCTATTAAAAATTCTGTATTAGGCTCAAATAAACTATCATAGATATTAGTACCAAAATTCGGCTGCATCATACGTTCGCCTTTGCGAGTTAATAGCAGATTTTTTAAATTGCTGATAGCTTGTTCTTCCGTAGTATATGTTAAAGAAAAGGCGCTTCCAGCAGATCGAGCATTATCAGCATAATTATCTGACACATCACGCTTCGCTGCGGCCTTATTAAACGGCAGTGATATACCAATGGCCTGATCAGGCGTTTCGTTTATTGGCTGATATTGGTATATCGTCCTAGCCAATTATTTTCCTCTTTTTTTGTCTATAGCTTTCATTAACGCTGAATAGTCTTTAGTCATTGCGCCGACTGTTGCCGCAACAGCTTCATTGTTCATATTAACAGGCGCGCCATTGACGTCAGTAGTAGCTAACGGGGCAGCTGGACCTTGCCGCTCCATACCAAATGCCTGTGCCATCTCCGATCTAAAATTCATAGTAGACCATTCTTGATCTGCTGGCACCGCAGTCGTTTCGTTTAAGATGTCATTTAACATATCGTTTTTAACAAATCGCTTAGTCTGCTTAGGCTTAGGTGCCGGCGTAGCTGGTAATGCATTTTCGTTAAGAATTTGTAACTCGGCACGGACGGCAGAACGTACCTCTTCTCGTATTACTTTACGTAAGAGTTTAACAAATGATTTTGCTTCCATACTTTTTCCTTTTTTATAAATATGTTATTGCTTTAGACTTGCTATTGTATTATCTATCTTAACTAAGTTAGTCTTAATAGATGCTAACTGCGACGATATTGATGCAGCACTTCCAATAACAGTACCGGATGTCCCGGCCAAAACTCCGGGAGCTGCAGCTAGCGGGGCAAGTATTACAAGACTAGCGGCTACCGAAGCTTGTGCAGAACCAAATGTAGTGACTGCAGTTGCCAAAGACGATACTTGACTAGTCAATGACGCTAACTGAGATTGTAGATTATTAATCTCTGCCTGCATATCCTCGACAGTATCAAAAAACTTGTTCATATCTACTGCCCAATCTTTAGTAGCAACCCCTACAGTTGTTTTACTTGATAATATAATCTCATCCTTTTTACTGTCAAAGACTAAACGATCGCTAGTAATTATTACTTGTGGGTTTGTATATCCATCGACACTTCGAACTCCCTGGCCGATGTTTTGCTGAGATGTTTTTAGCGGAATCTTATGACCTGTAGTTAAGTAAATACTACTTTTATCTTTGTTCGGATCTTCGACTGTGTAATACTTGTTAGATTGTGCTATGCCAGTTGTCAGTATAGTTAACGGCTCGCCCTCAGCTCCGGCCCACGTAGGGTCTGTTTCATATACCGTATTACCTGTTTTAGTACGCACCGCCGCCGGTACGCCAGATGTAAACCGTAACGCCGAGCCAAATCGATCTTGATATATTATATCGCCTTCATACGGCTGGAGATTAGGTACTAACTTTTCTTTAAACGCATATTGGTCTGGCTCACTATCACGCTCCTCCGTTACACTAAAATTTCCCATCCATGGCAGCAAATTACTGTTTTTAAGATCATGAGCATTAATGCTACTTAAGTAGTACCACCTACGTTGTGATTGCGAAGATGATTCAGTTGTGCCGTCTTGCGTTTGAACCAATAACACACGCTCGCCAATTAATGGTACAGCGACGGTATTAGGTAATAATGGCGCAGCAACAAATGTATTCGCAGCGCCATTACCCGTGCGCAGTGTTACGCGTACTTCACCCGGTCGTCGTTCTTGTTCGGGATTAATAGCCTCCCCGTCAGCCGGGAGAACACCGCTACGATATGCGCCGGCGTCGTCGTCATCTATCACTTGGCCGATGTATATGTTCATCGATAATGCCTCCCGTTTCTTGTGTTTCTTTTATCTGCTTAATTTCTTCTTCAGCTTCTTCCAATAATCTAGCGCGTTCTTCATCACTCAATCCAAACTCTCCGCCACCTTCTTCCTTATTACCAGATGTAAGCAGTCGCTGGACAACCGCTGCTAATTTAACTAATGCATCATCGTTTTTAACTGATACCTCTAAGTAATCTTTTATTAAAGGTACAATGACAGTTGCATCGCCTACATTTTTAACTAACGGTTGTAGTTCTTGAATAAGACGGTCGATCTGTCTAGATTTCTTTTTAGAATTATGATATACGTCTCTCATTAAATCGGAGAACGTAGTACCATTAAACAATTCAAAGTCGGTGCCACTCATAATGCCCCTTTTAAATAAATATGAAGGGGCGTATACTTGTGTTAATTTATACGTCCGGTCTTTTGATACACCGAATACATTTTAAAGAAATCGCGACGCATAATGTTTATAACCTTGGTTATGTTCTGAGTCTTGAGTCCAGTGCGTTCCCGTATTAAAATATACAATGCCTTTTTGTTAAAGTTCTCTATATTCTCACGAAGCCGAAATATTTCTAGAATCGTATCTGCAATCATAATATCACGCTTATGGGTGAATATCATGTTCAAGTTTTCCTCGTACCAATCTGCCCATTGGGTAACAAAATCATTTAACGATTCTTGATAATCATTGCGAGCCATCTCACCTTGAAGGTTGCGAGACTCATCGATAGCAGATGTATCAGTGCGTGCCTTTAGTTTAGCATAATTAGCATTGTTCTGTATAATTAAGTAGTTCTTAGCAACAATACTAAAGTATGAAAAGGCTTTACCTTTGCCTTCCGTAAACTTATGAATTTTTTCGTTTAAGAAAGCAACTACCTCAGCCTTTACGTCTTCATACGGATCATCAAAATAGCTAAAGCGAAATGTATGGTAAATGTTTTCGACTAACTTATTAAACGGATAGTCAATATGTTCTCTGTATACTTTATTACGCAGCCTTTGATCATCTTCTTTATTAAATGCAACTATCGCCTGTTCCGTTATATTCGTAAAGTATTGTTTCTTGCTAGGCTTGCGGCCGCGTTTATTTGTTATATCAAACTCGCCAGCCTCTAATCTTTCATAGAATTCTTCTACCGGAGTCATTCAAGGTCTCCATGTAACTGTTGTATAATGTCTTTTAACTCTCTAAAGATGTACCCAGTCTCGTCATCAGATTCGAAGGATCCTAACCGGTCAATTGCTTTCATTCTAGAATATGAATCGCCTAATCGATTTTTTAATGTACTAAATAAGTCATAGTACCTAAGATTAGACTCTTCTAAATCATTAACGTAATCTTCCAGTTGCTCCTGTCTTCGCATTTGATTTAAATTTAATACGAGCGAAACGACTGATATTATACTTAATATGGCTATTGCATATTCCATTATGAATCTCCAAATAGGTCGTCGAATAATTTACTAGCATTCACCGTCGGGGTAGGTGTACTAACTTTTGATTTCTTTTTAGGCGCCGGCGATGAAGGACGATTTTCTCTCCAAGCTTCGTATTCAATTCTAGCTGCCATGTAATCTGCATGATGCAAAATAACAGACATATTAGTACGAAGTTTACTATCTGCCGTACGAGAAATAAAATACGGTTTATTAGCTTCGTCATACAATCCATCATGGATCCGTATTGCTTGATATTCATTCCACGTTACAGGTACGTTAAAATTCTGAAGCGTCCATAATCCTAAATCAGGTACCATAGCAAATGGATTGGTAGGATTAATTTTATACATCTTACCTTGGTTCTTGCGGTGCCATTCCGAATCGTTAGGAATATAAATTTCCCCATTCTCTTGCGGAAATCCTGCTTTACCTAAATCATGATGCATTGCTGCAAACATAAGTTCTTCACGAGTAAAGCCGTCTAAGCTAGCACCCATTTCGCCCCATGTGCTATATAATTGATCTGCACAATCCATTACACGCAATACATGATCTACATATCCGCCTTCGAAGGCATTATGGTAATGATCGACGCTCGATGCTGGCATCAATAGCATACGATCTTCATAGAAGTCGTACATCTTGTTAAGAGCTTCCGCTCTTTCTGGAAACCATTCGTCTACTCTCTTACGAAACTGTTCCCAATTGTTTGCAATTTGTTCTGCTGTTAAACTCATATTATCTCGTCTATTACACCATATTCTTTTAATTGATCTGGAGAAAGGAATAGGTCGGTTCTCATATTTTCCTTCCACCAATTCGCATCTTTATTTGTTTTTTCTGCTAACAGTTCATATACATTACGTTCTAAGTTTCGCATATTATCAAAGTTAGCTTTTATATCACTTACTTTACCTTCAAGGAAACTAGATACTTGGTGAAACATTACCGTAGATCTACGGCTCATCATTCTTGTACCAGTACCACAGGTTAAAATAATTGCTGCAGCCGACATAGCACAACCGCGGCAAATCGTATTTACTTTTACGTCTAATGATTCGATATAATCGATGATACCAAACATATCATATACATCTCCTCCAACTGAGTTGATAATAAGATTGATCGTCTTAACGTTTGGATCTGAGCAAATTGATCGTACTCGAATCATTAAATCGACAAGCGTGCCTTCTGTAATTTCGCCATCGAGAAAGATTACGGCGTCTTTAAAATCTACTTGAGTAGATAATTGTTCAGTTAGTCTAGTATACGGATTTTCTGCTTCATCCGTATTTACTAATTGAGCTTGATTTGTAGGTTCACCATATATACTCATACTACGTAATATATAATCTTTTTTTCAAAAGACCAAATCAATTTAACTTCTTAAGTTCTCTTTGTAGTTTACGCATCTTTACTTGGCCGGCTTTAATATCTTTCTTCCACCTAGCCTTTTTAATTTCGCCACGAGTAAAAACGATTTGTTGCATTATTTTGTCACGCAATTCTGCCTTTTCGCGCTTAGATAACTTTTTTGTTTTCTTCGGTTCAATTTTAGTAGGTTTCTTTGTACCGAACAATTCTTTCTGTTCGACGCCTTTATAAAATACTCGGCCTTGCGGGTCTACAAACTCTTTCATAAACTGCCAACCACGTGGCCTACCTTTCGATACATACCCAGATGATACTTCTGGCGCCGGCATGATCATATTTGTACATTTGTCACATAACACTGCAGTAGATTCGGATCCGACTATTGACCAAGTATTGCACCTAGCTTTGTCCTTTAAATGTGTCCATGACCAATGATCTCTGTCTTCGATACTATTGCGACAGATCATATAACGCTTTCCGCCATGGGTACGTGTTTTGAATTTGTGCTTAGTTTTCTTTGCCATAACTGTTTTTGTTTAGAACCAATATCCCGATGATCTAGTCGGTGTTTTAGATTTTTCTTTATATATGTCTTCCTTTGATGGCTCCGAATCAAGTTGTTTCGTTTCCACCTGTTTATCCACCGTTTCTTCTTTCGATATTTCATTCGTAACTTCTTCCTGTTTTTTAATAAACTCTGCGAAGCCACGATCTTTATCATACGTAAGTCCGCCCATAATTACATCTGCAGTATCTGATAAATGATCCATTTCTTTTTTAGTCGCAGATGCGCGCTGTGTATATTCTGTAACCATTTTATTTCTTTGTCGAAAATATTCATCACGCGGGTCGACATTATCTCCCAATTGGATCCGGTCAAATGCAAAATTTGCAGCTATTACTAATGCAATTGCTAATGGATCAAATACAAATATAATAAGTAGTAAGAACCAATTGATAACCGTGCCCATCTCCTTGCCAGTCAATTCTGACAAATATTTTAATGGGCCTAACTCTCGTTGTTCTTCATTGCCAATTTCTAATTCTAGCAACTCTGTATCAAGTCTTAATATAGAATCTTGTACAGCTTCTAACTTTAAATTTAACCCGTCGCGTTCTATTATAGCAGCATCTAATTCAGATTGCAATGCCTTTCTAGCTGAGGAACTAGTGGTAGTAATTAGTTGTCCAGTTTCTTTGTCTACATACTGTACTTTTGCTGGATTAGATAATGAAGTACGTAAATCTGATATTGTAGTAGCAACTTGCTGTTTTTCAAGTTTAAGTTCAGATTTAGACTCTTCAAATCTTTCTTGCTTCTGTTGTTTAACTGCTAATGATTTATCTAAAAATTCCGATTTAGTTGCAGTCTCTTGGTATGCAGCAGATAGGTATCCGTATATACCGCCGGATGTAATAAGCATGAGAGTTGCGACAGCTAAACTAAGGTAAACACGTAGTACTTTATTTATACTGTTCCAATATTTGTACAATAAGCTAGCAGTAACTAGCTTGGCAAATTCAAGTGAACCGGCCATGATAACTACTTGCAGACTAGCGCCTGCAAATAGCTTACTTAATCCGTATACCGAATAAAACGCAGCTGAAGCAGAGACTGCTAGAGCAGCTGCCGCAATTAATATTGGTAGTAGTTTTTTCATTCATTAGCTTATAGTCACTCTTTCTATAACAAATTTAATTCGTCGTCTAATTTCTGATAACCTACGTACGGCTTCATTCGTATCTACTGCCTGCTTCGAAGCGAGCTCTGATAATATACGAGCCATGTCGTCGGCCTCATCTAATCTACGTAACACATTGTCTTTATCTTTCATAACTATCCTTTTTGATAAATATCCTGATACTTGAGAATGGCTAACTCTTTGGCCTTGGCTTCGACCATAACATCGATGCGGTGACCATAACAATCGATCTGATCGCGAATATAATCGGAATGTGCTTGTGCACGAATCTTATCATACTCGCGCTTCATCTTGTTAAAGGTTGGCCAATCGTCGATGGCATCGATACTAATACCTTGCTTGGCACACATAGACTCTAACATAGTACCGTATTCGTTACGTCGCGATTCGGAGTAGTGGCAACATTGCACGACGTCGTCAGGCCAAGTTGATCGAGCTAGCTCAAGTGCTTCGCGTTCGGATAAGCCATCGGGATGAAACTTGTGGTGGTAATAGTCAAACGTAATAGGAATGCCGATACGTGTATGAATAAGATCGTATAGCATCTGCACAGACCACATAGAGGCCTTGTCGTCATTCTCAATAACAAGTCGTGCCTTGCAATTGTCGGACAATCGCTGCCAATTGGCAATCCAGCGTTCGGCAGTGGACTCATGGTCGCCATATGCGCCGCCGATATGAATATTGATCTTGTTGTAATACGACGGCTCGAAGCCCATAAGATCAAATATCTCGGAGTGGCGTTCGAGACCGATAATGCTCTTGTCAGCAACGTCTTGCGTCGGTGAACCTAGGACATGGAACGGACCGGGGTGGGTAGTAATACGATGACCATGCTGCTTGGCATAGTCGCCGCATTTGCGCAGAATCGCTGCTAGCTCGTCATACTGCGGTAAATCGGAAAGCTCGAACTGGTCGTGCCACGGAACAAGCTCAGAGCCTAATCGGAACAATCGAATATTGTTCTCTTCGTTCCATTGCAGATAATGATACAAGTCATTGGCGTTAGCAACAGCTAACTCGCCAATACGATCGAGGTCCCAGTTATCATACCAAGAGGCCTTACGCAAGCTACGCGACGTTGTAACACGGCCGCCTAACTTCTTAGGTCGAGATGTCAATGTCATGTTAACACATGCATAACCGACCTGCAAATTGTCATCTAACTTCATACTATAAAGATAAGTACTTTACTCTTCGGATCCAAATTTTTCTTCAGAAATAATTACGGCATCTGAAACTTTTTCACAAAGGTATAAGATACCATCTTTACGAAATGCCGAATCGCAATGTGCCCATTGTTTAAGGATACTAATGTCATATCCAGGAACTAAATGCGACTCTCTAATAGAACGTTTAACTAGGTACCTAGTATTAAGTGTATCAATAAATTGGTAGTTTAACATAGTTCTTTAAACGTTCTTATATAATGTATAGCGGCTAGTTGCGGGCCGGCCTTTGGGTGTAACTAATTACTTGATAGTAACCTTAACTGGACGTTCTTCTTTTTTGAAAGGAACTTCGATTGAAAGAAGTCCTTTATCTAATGTAGCCGTCGTTTTTTCTACATTAAACTTACTGGCCAATCGCCAGCCTAAATCAAAATTGCGCTTTGCAATTCCTTTCTGGATATAATCCGCTTCATCACGCGAATCTTTACGATAGGCAACCCGTACGGTATCGCCCTGTGCAAGAAGTTCAATATCTTCTCGCTCTGCACCAACACATGCAATTTCAATCAACAGACCGTTATCTGTTTCTCGAATATCAACAGGGTGATGTACTT